GGATCTTCCGTCCAGCTAATACCGATCTCGCGCTTCGGGCGCAGGTTCTGGATATCAAACATCTCAGAACTGTTAAAGCCGCTCATAAAGCTGCCTTTAGTAATGATTGTTCCAGATGCAAATGGAATACTGACGTAGTTGTTTTCGAATCTTGCATCAAGCAGCACAATGCTTTGGGTTGTATTTCGTACTTCCCAGCTTGATACTGGCTCAATGCGCACTTCCCAGCTTGCGTCGCCATTCAATGCAAAACGCAGGAAGTTGAATACAGGTGTTTCTTTTGCGCTGCCAACACAGAAGATTGTGTTTCCAGTCGTGACAAAAGGAGTGGAATCATCAGGATCACTGCGCAAAGAAACGCGGAAAAAGCTGTAGCGCTTTTCTGGTGACGTGATCGTGCCAGAAGAAAAGACGGCGTTAGTCAGATTGTCTTGGATACTTTCACCGTCTAATGCGTCTGCTGCTTTGAAGTTGATGGCGCGATAACCAGGAACGCTATTGGTACCGTTTTCGATGTTTTCAACTTCGCTAACAGCGTAAAAAATTTGGGCAGTACCACCGCCTAAAGGCAGCGTTGTATTCAGCAGATCGCCTTCTGTGTAGCCAGTTCCATCAGCGGTCAAAGTGGTTGACGTGATGACGCCGCCTGCAACCACAATGGTTACTGTTGCTCCACTGCCGGAACCACCACTCAATGTGCGGCTGTAGGTGCCGTTGGTTAGCGGTGTGGAGTAACCATCTAGTAGCGAAATGCTGACAATTACGCCGACAATAAAGTCAGTAATTTCGCTAGGGATATCGGCAAAGTTGCACATGCCCTGCACCTGCATTGCAACAGTGCTGCGGATGCCGATTTCAAAGAAACGTGTACGCCGATTGAGTGTTACCCCGCCTAATGCGCAACGGAATAACTGTGGAAACGCAGAAGCTGTGTAATACCGTTCACCAATCTGCCCCAGTGCGTAATTAGTTCCAACGGTATCAAATAGCCACGGTTTTGATGCCCGGATATCACTTGGATCGTCTTCCGCTGGATAAATCTTGTTGGCATTTGGTACGTCAAAAAATCTTGTATCGACTAAACGAATGCCGGTAACGCCTACTTTTCCTGCTCGTACCACCAAAAAAGTACACATCAGACTTTCGCCCGGTGCGCCTTCGTCCTCCTCCGCCAAAGCATCTTCGCCTTCTAAAGCGTCCAAGCTGTAATCAGCCTCGCTGATAAAAACAGGGCTGCGTGATACAAGGATCGCCAAACAGGACCCAACCTTGTACAGCTCCCCCTCTTGCAATGCAGAGTCGTACTGCTTTTGACGACCGGCAACGGATTGGGCGACACTGACTAATGTCTCCTCGCCATCTTGTGAACCACGCTTGTTGTCGCTATTGCGTTGATTAACAACAATCGCCGGGTTTCTACGCAGATTTCGGATGCCATCTGACTTAGAGCTGAGCATATACTCAAACGTGTCACCTACCACGAGATCTACAAGTTGGCCTTCTCCGCCACCTTTTGATGTTGAAATAATTCCTGACTTACTGCTGTAGCAGTATTTGTATTTCCATGCCTCAGCAACGGCTTGCGCGTCGTCTACGGCGTCATAACGATCATCGTTTGCCTGCAGTTGGCGTAGTGGGCGAATACGTGGATTGATCCTGTATCCCAAGCCATTGGCGATGGGCGAATACAGCCCGAAGGATGTTGACGTACTCGGTTTGTACGCACCGCAGAAATAAGGAAGAGGATTATCGGTCCCAACGTCAGCCCGGAAAATATCTGGTCCGTAAATGCCCTGACCGCCAATATCGTTCTGCGATCCAGACAGATAGTTTCCGGTAGCCATCCGACCACCGTTGGCTACTGAGTAAATGGCGATGCGTTGCAGATTGCCCTCAAACGAATAGGCACCAAGCGTGTTGTTGCCGATGGCAAAGCTCTTTGGTTGAATTTTGCCGATCTCGCCCTCGGACACCAGAAAGACGGCACGCAGCATTTGACTGCCGCCAAGTGACCAAATCTGGCTCCAGAGCAGCGGGGTGTTGACGCGGGTGCCGCCGTACCATTGCCCGTTTAGAAATTCGCGCTTGGTGTAAACCAGCGGAATTGGATCGCCAAGTGGGGCAACATCTTGTACAGCTTCAAAGCCGTAAGTTGGAGCAAAAGATGACGGAACTTGTAATGTGTCGCCTTGACGTTGACGAGTGGTTAAACGCCCCTGTCTAGTGTCTTGAGGTTTTGGAAGTAATAAGGTTGAAACAATCGTGAAACCTACGCCGACAACAAGATTGATGATTGCAATGGCCAGTGCAATACCTGCCTCGCTTCCGGCAATAACAGCAGGCTGTGGTCCCTCAAATGCACGGCGCTGTACCTCAGCCTTGTACCAGCGCATTTCATCTTCACTCAGCCCCAGTAGCTGTGCGATGTAGCGGTCTTGGGGCAGAAGTGGTGCGCTCATTTCCAGTCGTACCAGTCGAACTTGCGGAGGATATTGCCAGGTAGCCAACGGACGCCGCGCTTGTGGCTGACGTGCAGTAAGCCGCCGTCGATCATCACTGCTGTTCCAATCTGATCTGGCGTCTCAAACACTGTAAACGCGCCATCGCGGGGAGTCTGCACTGGCACTAAGTGCGGCAAGATCAGCTTATGGATGTCTTGAAACGCCTCGGCTTTTGACAGCAAAATCAGCGTCGCCACGTCCAAGGCATTGGGTGCAGGCAGGTTGAGGTACTCGCGGATGCGCGTGACCATGAGCAGACAGTCGCAGCCCTCATCACACGTCGGGTCGTCACCAGTGACGTGTTTTTTGCCGATCCACTTATGCCAGTTCATGAGATTACGAGTGCTCCAGAGCTTGGGACGCTACCGACAAGGTTGCGGGATAAGAAACGTCCTGGACCCTGCCTAGTCGCATCGCCCGGACCACGCAACACAAAGGTCAGGATTTCTTGGTCGTGGCTGAAGCTTCCGACGACCCACAGCTCACGCGAAATCGTTGCTGCCTCGCTAAGAGAGCTGATGTTGATCTCTCGCGTCGTAACTTCTGCCAGATAGCGGTTGTCGGCGGCTTCCTTGGCATAGTTGACCGAGATCGTGTTCAGCGGCACCACCAAGTTGCCTTGGGAGCGTTCGCCTGCAGTCTGCCCGGCGCCCTGCCCGTAACCGAAGGGCAAAAAATCGCTGGGGCGATCCACAAAAAAGTTCTGCCACAGCGGGCTGGTCGTGGCAAAGGTTTCGCGGTTGCGGAACTGCAGGTAGTTGACGGTGGCGACTGACATCAGCTCATTCCTACACGCTTGCGGGTTTTGACGCTGTTTTGCAGGGCGCCGATTGCCAGCTCACGGCCACGCAGGGCGGATTGAGTTGCCAAGCGTTCAGCCTGATCGCGGGTCACGTACTCAACATTATTGATAACCTGCGACTGGAATTCTACGTTAATTTCGGCGGGTTTTGCGACAATCTCCTGAATCTGCCTCATCTCGGAGCGTCGTTCGCTGATTGAACGCTGTTCGTTAACCTGCATTCTTGTTGCCATAACCGCCTGGGCGGCAGAGGCGGCAACAGAGCGCCTGGTTGCCGATACACCGCCAAGAGCTGTTTCTTCTTCGTAATCAGCGCTACCCATGCCAGCAACTGCTTCGGCGCTGGCGACAGCACTACGAGAAGCGCTATACATTGAAATACCAAGCCGACCATCAGGGCCGCGCTTAAGTGGCATGATCGCTTCAGGGCCGGCTTCACCCATGACGCCATTCTTCATTTGACCGCCGTTGGCAAACTTGAAGAAGGTTGGGCGAGTAACAACTCCGCCTGTTGCGAAAGGTTGAAGGGCTCCGCCGTCCATGACTCCGCCTTTTGCTAAGCCAAAGTTCGGTCCAGCATTGCCGGCGCCGGTGACTGGGTTGAAATAGCTTGAGCCAAAACCAGTTTTCGATCCGCCGCTATTTAACCCAGCAAATGTTTTTGCAATGCCAATTGCTATATATGTTGCAATTATTTTGACGCCTTCCTGAATCAAGATCTGGCCAATATCCTTCAGGAAGCTTGCAAATACTTCTTTTGCGGTAGTGGTGCCTTCAATTAATCCAGTAATGCCATTTGCAATTGAATTGCCAATCGCATTGCCAATATTCTCTGATATGCGAACCGCAAGACCTTCTAAATCGCGCAGCTCAGCTTCTGCATCTTTAATGAATTGTTGAAGCTTACCAATTTGCTCTGGTTGCGCTTCTGCAGCCAATCCCTTGATTCCGGTTTGTTTGCCACTTAAGGCATTAATAAGATCTTGTGTTTCCTTCGCTTTGTTTTTGTCGCCAGCAATCTCAAGCAAAGCCTTGCGAGTCTCTAGCCTTTCTTTTTCTTTTTTAAGTATGTTTTCAATTTGAACAAATTCTGTCGCGAGGGCCTCGTTAAGGCCAGTGCCAATAAGCTCTTGCAGGCGCTCGCGATCTTCAATTTGTGCTGTATATGAATCCGCAAGCTCATTAGACTGCTGCGTAATTTCAACAAGATTTTGCTTTTCTAGTTGTTGCAGTCTTAATGCAATGTCCTTGCGGGACTGGTCAGCCTTAAGCATTAAAAGCTTGCGCTTAATTTCGGCCTCGTCTGCAGGAATTTTTTCAAATGCAATTGCCTTGATTTCGCCAGCGATTTGAGCCAGCTCACGCTCGCCTTCAAGCCTGACCTGCAGGAATTGATTTTCAGCAAGCTGCGCTCCTCGAATCTTTTCATTGATACTTGCAATTTGATTTTGAACGGCAAGTTCAGCCAGCAGTTGCGGAAGCTGGCTTTCGCGTTCTTTTTTCTCTTTTGCTGCTCTGTCTTTGGATCCTTCGTCTAGCCTTGGGAATTGGGTTGGCTTAGGTTGCGTTGGAGGTGCAGCAAAACCAGGACCAAGGTAACGATCGTCAGGAGTCACCCCAACCCGCTCAAATAAAAGACGAACCTTGTAATCTCCTTGAGCTTTATCGAGGGCACTACGAAGTGCATCAACTCTTGCTTGCGCAAAACTGGCTTCTTGGCTTAACTTGCCAAACTGCATATTTGTGGTGAGCAGTTTTTCTTCTGCAGCAAATAATTCTGCGCGAAGCTTCCGTATTGCAATTTCAACATCGACTAGAGGTGCTTGTTCAATTGTTTCGTTAAATTCTTTTTGGGCTTTTGAGGCGTTAACAATTACAAAGGCTGCCGCCGCTGCCCCCGCAGCAAGAGCCGTCCAAGGATTAAGTAGCGCCGCTGCATTTAAGGCTTTCAATGATGCAGTTGCAGTACCAGCCGCTGTCGCCAATTGCAATAATGCGGCGCCGACGCCACCAATTGCTGCAATTTTTCCAACAGCAAATACAGCAAAAGCAGCTCCAGCCGCAATGGCAAGTGCGTCTAAATTTTTAGTAAAACTCAATATAGCACTAGCAACTTTAGGTAATATATCTACCAAGGCAGGGGTAATTTTTTCAATAAAGCCCGCAAATGCCTCCTGAAACTCAGCACCAATTGGTTGCAACGCCGCACCAATTGCAATACGTGCATCGTTGAATGCAACAGTCAATCGTGCGCCAGCATCTTGGCTAGACCCTGCAATTTTTTGAGCAACACCAGAATATTCATCGCCCAATGAAACAATAAATTTCAGCAGTTCATTCAGACCAACTTGACCCTGCTCAAGCGCTTTTTGTAGCTCAGGTAGCGTCAGCTCATTTGCCTTTGCAAATTTCGTAACGGCACCAGGCAGCCGCTCGCCAAGCTGACCGCTCAATTCTTCAGCGCTTACCTTGCCCTTCGAGAACACCTGCGTGAGCGCAGTAATTGCACCGTCAACGTCCTCGGCAGATCCGCCGGTGCCTTTAATTGCAGCGGTAATATTTTTAAATACAAGCTCAGCATCGCTGACCTGACCGCCTGCACCTTTAACTGCAGCAGTCAGCTTTGTGATGCCTTGAATTGCAACGTCCTGCGGGACATTCAAAGATCGCGTAGCATCCTCAGCCGCGCCCAATGCACGCGCATATTCAGCCTGACTGCCCGAAACATTTTCAAGCGCAATCTGCAGCTTCTGCAATTGCGCTGCATAATCGGCAAATCCACCCAACTGCTGCCGCAGCGCCCCAATCTGCGCACCAGCAGCAGCACCAGCAAATGCGCCACCAACACCACCGAAGGCAGTACCAATCGCACCACCAAGGAAGCCTTCCGGGCCGCCAAAAATACCGCCGCTTAACGTTGCCCCTGCAGCTTGAGCGGCCTGCAAGCCAGTAAAACGACGACTCTTTTGTTGCGTTGACTGAAGCTTGGTCAGGCGCGCATCTAATCCTTCGATTTGTTTGCTTGCGTTTGCAAATTGCTTAGATGCAGGATCTACTGCACTACGCAATGCATTCCAAGCAGCGCGCTGCTGTTCAAGCGACGAAATACTATTATTTGAAGTAAGCAATACATTTCGCAAATTAACGAGCAAATCGCTATACGACTTGTTAGCGCGTTGTGCGGCTTCACCGGACTGACCAACAGCGGCAGCAGCGCCAGTTGCAGCGCTCGGCAGATTTCCTCGACCGAGGAATTCAACTGCACGAGGATTCCTGAATTGCGCCTCTCCAAAAGTAGTCTCGACCTGCCCTGTCAGTCTCCGGGCGCCACCACTGATTGCAGCGCCAGTGCCTGCAGCACTTGTTTGCCCAGCAGCAGGCAGCGCCAGTGGTGTCGCAGCAACCCCAGCACGCACACGCTGACCAAGATCAGCAAGCGCCTGTTCCTGCGCGCGTACTGCCGCACGATTGAAATAGTTCGCTCGCGTCGCAGCATTTGCAGCATTCTCTTGCGCAGTCGCTGCCTGCGTCGCCATCTGGCCGACGTAGCGATAACTGTCGCCAAGCTTGCGAATTTGCTCAGAAAGCTGAACGCTTTCATTGCTGAGACGAGCAAATTCAGCCTTGCCCTCAGTCGTTGAAGTGTCGACTTCCTGCAGTCGTCCCTTTAGGAAGCTCAAACGCTGAGCAAGATCAACGGCAGCTTCAGAAGTGCCACGCACACGTTGCCGATATTCCTCAAGTACTACTGCTTGACGGCCAGCTTCCTCGCGTCCAACTGCTTCAAGCCCAGCAATCTGCGAAGCCATTGAACGACTCAATGGCGTACCAGCAGGTGCAGCAGCAAAACGCTGCCTTGCCGCAGCTAGTAATTCATTGATTTTTGCGGTCGATAATGATTGAATTTGATCGCGCAGCTTGGTCAGCGAACGAATCAACCCTTGAACTTCATCGTCAATGCCCGTAAACGACTTCTCAAGCTCAACGCGAGTTTCTTCTGCGGCATTACGCAAACGGTCATAAATAATTGCAATGCCAGCACTGGCTGCAATCGCACCGGCACTTGCAGTAGGTCCAAATGCAGTAAATGCATTCGTAACCGCATCCATTGCCTGATCCAGGCCGGCGACCTTCGCCTGCAATGCAGCAACATTGCTTGCAGCCTCATTGAGCCTTGCAATTGCTTCAGGGCTGACAAGTGCTTGTAGCTTTTCACCAGCAAATGGAACAGCACCAAGTCCGCCTTTTAGTCCAGAAAGAGATGCACCAGCACCTTGAATGAGACCAGATAATCCACCAAGCGCACCAGCTCCACCACCAGCAACCGCGCCACCAACTCCAACTGCAGTGATACCCTCAACAGTTCGAGCAACTTGACCAAAAGCAGTTTTGCTCTGCTCTCCAAGGCGCTTGAACAGATTAATACTTTGCTGAATGCCAGTTTGTAGGCCTCCAATGGCGCCCTTGGTCGCATTGACAGCGTTCTTGCCAAAATCAGCAAGCTCTTCCTGCCTTAGCTGACGCATTTTGAACGTCAGCGATTCGATGTCAGCCTCGAGATCATTGAAAGCCTGAGAGCTAACCCGTGTTTGACTTTGTAGTTTTTTGAGCTGGGCAATGTATTTTGCAACTTCAGTCGAGCTGTTTTTTGTCGATGTTGCAGACTTGACCAAAGCATCACGCTGCCTGATCAAGCCTTCGGACGCGCCTTTCAGTTCCTGTTCAAGACGCTTAATTTCACCGTCAAGTTTTTTGTAAGTCGAACCCGTAATATCAGCCTGACTTTTCAGCTTACGAAAAGCTTCAACCTGACCCTTAATTACCGCTTCACTGTTATTTGCACTGCGTACATATTCCTTGATCCCATCGGTCGCTTTATTAATTGCATCATCAGTAATATCTATCGTGCTTGTCAGACCCTTGAATGCGCTTTTTAGCCGCGTCAGCTCCTCTAGGCCCTGAATGCCAACCTTGATGTCAAGAGGAGCAACCTGCTTAGCCATCCTTTTTGTTTAGCTCACTCAAGGCCGCCGCTTCCATGACTTGAATATCTTCAAGCAGGAGCCGCTTGTCCTTCACATCATAAAGCTGACTCACCCATTGGAGCACTTCATATTTCAAGCCAACGTAGCCACCCATTGTGACGTTCCATTGAGTTTGCATTTTTAGGAAAATTTCTAAACATTCCCAATTCTCCTCCCACACCTCAAAATGCTCTGATTCATCGCGGCGCTGTTCATTTGGAAGCTTGATGCCAAAGGCGGCAGCATCATCCGCAGTTTTGTCTTCTACGATTTTGCCGCCCTTGGCCCAATAAAGCGCCGCTTCCTTCAGTTTCCCTGGCGGGCACCTTCAAATGTCTCGGTGTACGCCTTCAGCACACCACGAATCCAATAGGGATCATCCGAAAGCTCACGCATGGCCTCAATCGAAAAAGGCAGCTCCTTGCCATCCTCGTCTTGGATGCCTTCCCATCCCACCATGATCACCTTCAACAAGTCGAGTTCGCCCTTCTCTCCAAGCTTCTGAAATTCCTTGCGGCCAACACGCTTGAATTTTGCGTCAAAGGTCACAGTGTCGAAAGTGCCGCCATCGCTGGGCTCTTCAATGCTCACAGGCCAAGAGAAGACCTTAACTTTTTTACGGACAAATGCCATGCGTAATGAACGCGATACTCGAACAGCATACACCCGATAAAAAGGGGCCGCATTACCGGCCCCAGTGCGTTCACTACCCTTTTCAGTCTAATCAGGTGTAAACAAAACTGAACTCATCGTTACCTGCTGTTGATGGAATGCAAGTAAACGGAATTGTCAGCATGTGGATCCCGTCTTGGTCGTTGTAGCTCACATCACCAATGTCAACTCGAGTCGAGGCGAAATCGAAGATGTTGCCAGCAGTCTGACCATGTTGGAACAGCAGGTTACCCAGTGTTCCATCGCTCAAGGCAGCAGTGAAATAATCCTTCTGCGCAATTGTCGGAGCTTCAATCACCACGGTTCCAGTGCTTGCGCGATCGGTCAGCAGCACCTGTTTGGTGCAATTGATCAAATCGCGATACACCAAAGTGTTGCCAATGTCAAAAGACACAGACTGCAAGCAGCCGCTGTAGGAAAGCAGCTCAAAGCCAGTGGTGTTGCCTTGCTTCGCAATAACAGGAGTTGCCTGATTTGCGTAGGTGACAGAAGGGGCAGCCGTATCAGTAGGTGCGTTGTAAACACCAGTGAACGTGAAATCAATAGAAGGGATTTCACCAACTGCCAGGTTCAGCGTGAAAGTACCGCGAGCACCGGTCACTTTATGCAACACACCATCGATGTTGTAATAGATGGTGCAGCTACCAAAGCTGGAACTAACAGGTGCATAAGTTGCGCTTGCACCAGCGGAAATGGTTTCGCTCATCCCGCAAGCAAGAAGAGCCTTTCCATATCGAGGAGCAGTACCTGCAGCACCAGATCCAGCCAATTCAACGCTGAAAGTGCATTCAACGCGAGTATTGGCAAGAAGCTGCTCAGATGCGCCCAAATAAGGGCGAACAAGGTCGCGGCTTACAACATCACTCTGCAGAGGAGTGATGTTCAAATCCCGCACCAGAATGGCGTCGGCGCCGTCGGGAGTCGGATCCGTTCCGTAAGTCGATTCCGACTCCAGAAGGATCAGGCGTTTCCGAGTTAGAAGGGGCATTGGAAATTACCTCTTGTCGGTTAGGTGGCAGCGTCCGCGAAACGAGAGTACGAACGCCTGTCTCGGGGTCAAGGATGTACGAGCCACCTTGCCCTTGAAACTCATCCATCACTGTAAATCGGGTGGCTTATCAGACTTTAGGACGACAAACTCGCAACACTCGTTCTGTATTGAACGATATAATCATTAAAAATTACTCCTGCAGGCTGATCGGCGTCGACAAGATTGAACGAAACCTCATCGGGCTGCACGTCAATCGCGTAACCACCAACGGTTAAGTCACGCACCATCCTGGGGTGCATATCCTCAATTACTGCATCAGCAATCTGATCTGGAACGTCTCCCCTCACGATCACGCTAACCCTGACCCGCATTCGCCAATCCAACGTCGGCAAACTTGTGTTCTGCGTTGGCGTGTCGCTGATTGGCTCCACCACGATCGCAGGTGACTCGGCACGTTGCACAGCGGTTACGCGACTTCGATAAACACGACCGTTCACTCCCGCAGTCGGCGTCAACGCGGTAGTAATCGCTCGCAAAATTCGCTCACGCTTTGTCGTCATTGAATCCTCGCTGGGGAAGCTTGCCGAACGGCCCAGGATCCGAGCCGCCGCTCACGATTGATTTTGCTCGATAGTAAATGTAACAGTCAGTCTTTCCCGCCACCTCCAAAGCCTGCATCACCTTGACCCAGTTTTTGAAAGTTTCGCGGTCCATAGCCTTACGCCTTAACCTCTATTGCGCTTATTCTTCCGCGCTGGAATTGAATTGTTGTTGTATCACCAATATTTGCAATATATAGCGCAACTTCGTCTCCATCTGCTAACTCAACCATCCAAAAACAAAACAGCTTTGCAATTTGCCCACTAGAGCCGCTAAAGGCGCGACATTCAGATTGGTCAATGCCGACGCCATTTTTTGCCAGCTTGATGCCAAGCGTATGGTTGTTGCCCGCATAGGCGTCCATGCTCGCCTGAACCATGAACAACTTGGTGGCGCCACTGTCATTCTTTAGCCCAAATGTATCGCTTGTCCCCAGCACCATCTGATAATCCGTTGTCCCATCAAAGGTCGCAGCCAGACCAGTGCTTTGATACGTTCCAGCTTGCGCAATCGCAATAGCCCCAGCGGTGGTCTTACTGGCCTGTCCCCTTGCCAGCACACCCTCGATGTAATACGGAAGTGCCGCCCAAGCACTAACACCATTTCCTACCTTGTATTTCCGCGTATCAGTCTCAATACCCATTTCGCCTTCAAGCAAAATCGGGTTATTAGCAGTCCACTGAGCAGCGCTGCCATTACGAATTAAGAATCGAGTGATTGTGTCGCTCATGGCGTGCCACCGTTCAAAATATTTCCATCGACATAGACCGTCGACGGAGTGCCTCCATCAAGGATAACCGTGCTCTCTGTATCAACTCCATCGCCATCAAGCACTGCAGGCGACACAGCAGCCAACACAGGCGTCGCACTGCGTTGCAGCATCAAATCGCAAAACTTTCCGTCATCAAGCAATTCAACTGATCGCACCGTGTAAGGCAGGCCATCAACGTTGACTCCCGCCCCGTACTGTAAATCGCCAAACAAGCTCGCAAGGCAAGTGACCTTGTAGTCAGTTGTCAGTACCACACCGTCCGCCACCATCTCGCTTGGCATATCAAGAATCCCAAGCCCACTCGCCGATCCACCCGAAATCGGCACGCCGAAATCAGCAAGAAATACGCCTAGGTCTTCCGTGAATGCCATTGAATCAGCGGCGATAGAAAAATTCTAAGCACAAAAAAGCCTCAGGCCACCGAAGCGACCCGAGGCCCCGTCCGTC